TCGAAGCTCGGTGAGGCCTGATGTCCACCTATGTCACCAAGCTTTTCGATCGGCTCGATCGCATCTGCTACTCGCGGTACGGCAACTCGTCGAACCAGATCGTGGAGTGGGTGATCGAGCAGAACCCAGGCATCGAGCTCTACGGCATCGTGCTGCCGTTGGGCATCACCATCAACCTTCCAGACGCTCCGAAGAAGCTCGACGCACCTCCGGTGCTCAAGCAGGTCTTCCTCTGGAAATAACTCTCTCCTGACGAGCATGTCTCGCCAGACAGGTCGCCCTTCGGGGCGGCCTTTTTCTTTTGTGCGGAGTGAATATGGCCACCGGCTACACGCCGATTTATCGGATCATGAAGGGCGGCATCGATATCACGGGCAACTTCAACGACCGATGCACCCAAATCAAAGTTGAGCTGATCGCTGGCGGCGGCGAAGGCGACAACTGCACCATCACCTTGGACGACCGTGACTGGGCAATTCAGGCGGTCGATCCTGGTGATCAGATCGGGCTTTATCTCGGCTACAAAGAGATCGGTCTCGCCTATCTCGGCACCTACAATCTCATCGACGTCACCTGGAAGGGTAAGCCCCGCAGCGTCCAGCTGACCGGCACGTCGACCAAGTTCGCCGATCTCAACAAGACGCCGACCACGACCGAATACATCAACATGACGGTCGGAGACATCCTCAAGAGCATGGGCAAGGACACCGACGTCCTGACCGCCATCTCCGGCAACCTGGCCAATCAGGAAGTCACCACCAAAAACCAGATCACCAGCAACTACCACTTGATCCACGAGCTGGAGCGCCGCTACGGCGCCGTCGCGAAGGTCGTGGACGGAAAGCTGATGTTCGTTCCGCGGGACTCGCTGCAGAGCGCCAACGGAACGGACATCCCAACGCTGGTCTTGAAACCGGAGCACTTCGGCGACTGGTCGGTTCGCTACTCACAGCGCAACGACTACAGCGGCGTGAAGGCGTTCTGGTGGGATGAGCACGACAAGGTCCGCAAATGGGTCCAGTCTGGCGTCCAGGCGTTTGGCAGCGGATCAGGCGGCGAGTTTCCGATCGGCGATTGGTTCAAGTCTGCCGGCGAAGCGCAAGCGGCGGCCGACTCCAAGATGCAGGCCTTCAACCGAGCCTCGGTCGAGGCGACGTTCGATCTTGCGAAGGGCGATCCGTGGATCCGCGACACTCAGGCCATCGCGGTCGAAGGAATGCGGGACCGTATCAACGGCTCGTACATCGTGAACCGCGCGATCCACACGTACATCAAGAGCACCGGTATCCGCACCACGCTGGAATGCCGAGCGCCTGGCAACGGCGTCGATGTCAGCGACCGCGCTGACGACCTGCTGCTGTCACCTCTCCCGGGAGAACCCATGGGCACCGTGCTGCCAGAGAAGTGGAACTTCCCGGACGACCTCTAACGAAAGACCCCACCATGTTCAGTAAGGAAATTGTCGACGCCATCGTGGCGGCGGCGAACGAGAACGGCTGGCCGGCGTCCGCGCTGCTCGCCGTTGTCGAATGCGAGACTTCGGGGAAGCCGTTCGAACAGGACAACCACACCCCGTCGCTGCTCTTCGAGCGGCACAAGTTTTATTCCGAGCTTCAGTCGCACAAGCCGCTGAAGCTGAAGGACGCCATCAAGGCGGGCCTCGCCATCCCGAAGTGGAGCCGGAATACCCAGTACAAGGACCAGGGCACCTCGGCCGGTCGATTGAATGTCATCGCAAAAGCGAGGCAGATCGACGAGGAAGTCGCCAACAGAGCGGCGTCCTGGGGCCTTGGCCAGACCATGGGCTTCAATGCCGAACGCCTGCACTACGACAACGCCACCGCCATGGTGGACGAGTTGTCGAAGGGCATCGCCGAGCAGATCGACGCCCTCGTCCGGGAGATCAAGACCAGCAAGCTGGATCGTTTCCTGAAAGCCAAGGACTTCGCTTCGTTCGCCCGCGGCTACAACGGCGCCGGCTACAAGCAGAACAACTACGACGTCCGGATGCGCAACGCAGACGCTGTCTGGGCTCGCCGCCTGGTCAACGGCTTCGAAGCCAAGCCGGGCAAGACCATCACGCTGGTCTACCAGAGCAAGCTCAAGGAGCTGGGTTACCCGATCGGCAAGATCGACGGTGACTGGGGCGATCTGACCACGGGCGCCACGTCCGCGTTCCAGCGCAAGGAAGGCCTGAAGATCACGGGCCATCCGAACGATGAAACGACCGGGCACCTCGACAGCGTCGGCTCCGAGCAGGCCCGCCAGCCCGCGCCGGAGCGCCAGACCGCGACAGTCGACGACCTCCGCGCTGCTGGCTCCCAGACGGTCGAAGCTGCCGACAAGGGATCCCTGGTGTCGAAGGTTCTGGTTGGTGCTGGCGCCCTCGGCGGCGCGCAGCAGACCGGCATCCTCGATCAGGCCCAGGACATGGTCGGCCACGCGCAGACCGCCAAGGCCATCCTCGACTCCGTCAAAGACCTCGCCTCCGGCCTCGCGCCGTACTGGTGGGTCGGCGTGATCGTGGTCGGCTTCGTCATGTGGCGGCTCTACGGCGACGTGATCAAGCGTCGCCTCGAAGATCACCAGACAGGAGTTCACCTTGGATAAGGCCATCGAAAAGGCCAGGGCATTCTTCGCGACCACGGCAGGCAGGGCACTTGTTGCCCTGTCCATCCTGGCGGCGATCATCGCCTACGCCCATCACCGCGGAGTCGTCTCGACCTCCGCAAAGTTCACCGCGCAGGTGGAGCAGCTGAAGCAGCAGCTCGCCGACGCGCAAGCGAAGCCTGTTCAGCAGGAGCCCCCGTACTGGGAGTGCAACGGTCCCAAAGAGACCCGCCACCCCAACTGCCGGGACGAGGACGCCGAAGCCGATCAGGCCGGCAAGCTGAAGCAGGCTGAAACGGCGAACGCCGCTCTCCAGAAGAAGGTCAAGGACTATGAAACGCAGCTGGCTCACCGGCCTGCGAAGGGCGGCAGTTTTGCTCTGTCTCCCGCTGACGCTCGCAGCCTGCAAAACATTCGGTGACGCGACGCCCCAGGAGCAGATGGACATCCAGTCCTGCATGCGCCTGGCGAATGCCGTGGAGCTTCCCCCGATCAAGGCGGGTATGGATGCCCGCATCGTGATCGCGCGCTACCGGGCCGCCCTCGTGGCGGCAAACGCCAACATTCACGACACCAAGGCCTGCATGGCCCTGCTCGACCGGGCAGAACAGGACGGTAAATTCTAATGGCTCTTTCCGACGTTACTCTGGACGCTGTCCTGAGCCTCGCCGGCCCCCTCATCGCCGCCACCGGCCTCATCTCCGGCGTCTGGTACCGGATGGAGACGAAGGTGGAGAGCGTCCGCCGCGATGCCGCCGACTCGGTCCACGCGGTCGAGAAGGAACTGTCCAACTTCAAGATGAAGGTCGTCGAGGAGTACGCCTCCTGGGACACCGTGCGCTCGATCGAGACCCGTCTGACCGAGCGGATGGACGGACTGTCGAATCAGGTCATGGCCATGCCGGACGCGGTGGTCGACCGCATCACGAAGTTCCTCAATCTGAAATCGACCTGATAAGCCCTGTGCGGGCCGGGACGCCCCGGCCATCTACCGACACCAAACCGCACACGCAGACCCTGAGGCCTCAGGGGCAGCCGGTGAAAGCCCGGCATTAGCGCATGTTACGATATGCGTTGTTGACCTTTTCTCGATCGCTTGAGCCTCGCATGATCAGATCGACCGTGCAGGAGCCGACGCCGGGCCCGTTGCCGTATTCCTTTTGGCAAGCCCGTTCAGCGCGTGTCGCAAGATCAGGCGGGTTCATCGTCGTGAAAATCCCATAGGCAATGCCGAGCACGGCGAGCACACCGCCGAGAACGAAAATCCGTTTATCCAAAGAATCCTCCCCAATGTGGGCGGTTCCAATATCCCGATCGGCCGGAGGTTGCAACCCGACTTTCCGACCAACCGTTTGCATTATCCCGAAGCTCATTTGCATTCAAGCAAAAGTTATGGTAGTCCCTCAGGAAGAAATCCACAGCTCCTGAAGGACCCCATGGCTCCGCCGCAAACGCCATCCGCTGAACGCGCCCGCAGAAAACAGGTCATCGAAGATCTGCTGAAGCAGGGGTATCACCCCCAGGGGCAGCGCGGCGGCATCGCGTCCGCGACGAAGACGGCGGAGCGCCGTGAGAACATCAATTATCCGAACTGGGTCCGCGCCGAAGAGGCGCTGAAGCGCAAGCGCAAAGAGAACTACGCGATCGACTGGTCGCTGTACGTTCCGCCGACACCCAAGGCTACCGTCACCTCTGGTGGCGAAGAACTGTCCGCCGAAGAAGTCGACCCGTTGATCCGGGCGAAGACGCTCTCGGCCGAGGTTACCGAACTCATCACCCGATCGAAATACCCGGTCATCAATCCGGAAGCCGTCATCGTCGACACGCCAATGCTGCGGAGCTGGTCTGCCAAGCACCACCGCTACGTGGAGAAGGAAGGCAAGCCCCGGACCTGGATGGTCGAGACCCTGCGCGTCGCGCCGTACCGCGACCCCCGCGGCAAGAACTTCATCTTCACGGGCGCGCAGAACGATGCGCTCCTGCACGAGGAGTTCTGGGTCAACCTGAAAGCCTATGCTGCCTACATCGACGCCGAGATCATCGTTGGTCCTTGGACCTACGAAACTCAGTGGTGGTCCGAGAACGACCCACAGGCGCGCGAGTATGCCCCCGAGCTGGCTGAGCACCTGTGCTTCGGCCAGATGAAGATCGGCAGCAACTTCGTGTTCTGCGGCGAGATGAACACGCTGCCGACCGCGTCGCAGCCGATCTCCGACCTGGTCACGTACAGCCGGGGCCGCTGGGCCGTGTTTCCGCACGCCAAGCGCCAGCTGAAGAGCGTCCCGTCGAATGACCCCAACGTCCAGGCCCATCAGGTCATGACGTCGGGCGCCTGCACGCGGCCGAAGATCATCCCGCGCAAGGCGGGCGTGAAGTCGCTGTTCCACCAGGTGGTGGGCGCGACCGTCGTGCAGTTCGACGAGGACGGAGACGTCTTCTGCCGGCAGATCACGGCTGACGACGACACCGGGGCGTTCTACGACCTCGACGCCTACGTGGCGAACGCAGAGGTGACCACGGGCCATCGGGCTCGTGCGGTCACGCTGCCGGATCTGCACGTCCGCAAGATGGATCAGGCGAACTGCATGGCCATCTTCGGGTGGGACATGCGGGGCGGCCGGTCGCAGTATCGAAACAGCATGATCGACGTTCTCGATCCCGAGAACCTCATCGGCCACGACATCTTCGACAACGAAGCGCGGAATCACCACCACGTCCACGACAACGCCTACAGCTACGAGATGGCCATCCGAGGCCGTGACAGCGTGGAGGAGGAGGTCGACCAGTGCGGTCGATTCCTGCTGACGGCGGTCGGCCTGAGCGACCTGATGCCGATGGTCACGGTTGGCGACCGGACCTTCGTCGTTGCGGAAGGCAACCACGACATCGCTCTGGAGAAGTACGCCCGAGAAGGCCGGTACCGAAACGACGGCAAGAACGTCCGCTTCGGCATGCAGCTCGAAGACGCCTACCTGGACTATGTCGAGCGGCGCTCCATCGCCATCGACAATGACCAGCCGGTGCCGCGGTTCTCAACGTTGGAGCACGCCATCCGCCTGAAGTATCCGCAGCTCGGCGAGCGGGTGGTCTGGTGCCATGACGGCTACAGCCATCTGATCGACGGCATCGAGGTCGGCAACCACGGCTTCCGCGGCGCGAACGGCGCCAAGGGTACGGTGGCAGGCTTTGCGCGGGCAGGGCGCAAGATGTCGATCGGCGACAAGCACAGCCCCGAGATCATGGAGGGCGTGTACGTGGCCGGCGTCATCAACCTGCGCCATGGCTACAACAAGGGCCTGTCGGGTTGGGCGGTCACCGTGATCATCCAGTACCCGGACGGCAAGCGCTCGCTGCTGACGTTGCAGAAGGGCAAGTGGCGGCCGGGGCGTCGGGTCGTGCGCGTGCCTGCGCCGTCTCTCGCTGCCTGATCGTTTGCATGAATGCAAAAGGAGGAACTATGAAGCCGCTCGTCTACCTGGCGGGCCCGATCTCCGGGCTCGACTTCGATGGAGCTACCGACTGGCGCCAGACAGCGAAGGAGCTGCTGCGCCAGTTCGGGATCAAGACGCTGAACCCGCTGCGGAGCCAGGAGCATCTGCGGAAGGTCGGCACCTTCACGAACGCCGCCGCTGAGACGGCGCGGCTCGAGTCTCCGATGTCGATGCCCAAGGGCCTCACGACGCGGGACCGCTGGGATGCCATGCGCTGCGACGTGCTGCTGGTGAACCTGCTCGGCGCGAAGACCGTATCGATCGGCACCGTGATGGAGATCGCCTGGGCCGACTCGCTGCGCAAACCCATCGTCGCAGCGATCGAGCCGGACGGCTCCAATCCGCACGAGCACGCGATGCTCAACGACTGCATCGGCTTCCGCGTCCCGTCGCTCTGGGACGCAGCAGACGTCACTCGGCAGCTGCTTGCCTGCTGATTTGCTTGAATTGAAACGAGGAGAAGACAAATGACGGTAGTGGTAGGACTCTCAGGCTTCGCGCAGTCGGGCAAGACCACGGCGGCGCTGTACCTGGAGCAGAAGTACGGCATCCGCCGCAAGCACATCGCCGAGCCGCTGCGGGCGATGCTCGCCGTGCTGTTGCAGGCGAACGGCATGTCGTCGGACGAGATCACGGAATACCTGGAGGGCGCCAAGAAGGAGCAGGTCATCCCGTGCCTGGGCGTCACCTCGCGCTACGCGCAGATCACGATCGGCACCGAGTGGGGCCGCGAGATGATCAACCAGAACCTCTGGGCCAACACCTGGGCTGCCGGCGTCAAGGATGGCGAGTCCGTGATGAACGACTCCGTGCGCTTCCCGAATGAGGCCGCGGCGATCCGCCAGCTCGGCGGCTTCGTGATCATGATCAAGCGTCCGGGGACCAAGCCGGCGAAGTTCAAGAACAAGCTGGGCGAGTTCCTCTACAGCAAGTTCGGCATCATGTGGGGCGTGCATCCCAGCGAGCGCATCGACCTGATCAAGCCTGACTTCATCATCCACAACGATGCGGACGTGGAGACGATGTACCGCGACCTCGATGCGGCCATGGCCAAGTATTTCGAGAAGACGCAGCTGATCAGCTTCAAGCACTCGCGGCAGGCCATCGCGGCTGCGCACGGCCTCGCACTCGCCACCGGGTTCAGCCGCTAATGGCTGGGCTCGGGCTCAAATGGAAGCATGACGACAGGCCGCAGCGGCATGGATGGGCTCCAGGTGAGTACGTCCATAGCCGTTGCGTCGGTCAGTTGTGCCGGGAGCTGGAGGATTCCAGCTTCATCGGCGCCAAGCGGGCGATCATCTGCGCCGACTGTGCGTACGCGATGCCTGACGAGTTGCCGAAGCCGGTGAAGGAGAAGCTCGACCGCAAGGGCCTGCTCTTGGCGCTGAAAAGCGCGCTCATGGACATGGACTCGATGATCTACCAGCCCAACGATGAGCCGTGGACCATCTACAGGTCTCACACCGCGAAGTACACGGCCAAGCGGCGTGAGGCGGCGGTGCTCATCCAAGAGCTGATAGACGAATAAGGCAACGGCCCCTCGCGGGGCCTTCGTCGTTAGTGGCGGTAGGTCGAACCGCTGCCGTGCTGCGCGCCGGGGACGTTGAACGGGACGCTGTACCGCAGGTGCGGGTGCCCCAGCTCCTCAGCCACGATGCGCACGGCCTTTCCGGCCGTTGCCAGCTCACCGTCAGTGAGGATGCCGAAGTGGTCACGGATCACCTTCTGCAACACGGCGAGGGCCGGGATTTCCTCTTCTGCGGCGATGTTGATCAGGTTGCGGGAGCGGACTTGGCGGAAGACGACAAGGAAAGCTTGAAGGGTAACAGACATAAGAACCTCTTTGGGTGAGGCATCCGGACGGAGCATTCACGCCCCGTCCGTGCCAATACCCTAAGTGAGCTATATGGAAGCCCCTCGAAAGAGATTTTCGAGATTTATTTTGGCCTGACCCACCACCGTTTGGTCATGCCGATCACGGAGGACTCCAGCTCGCCCAGCGCCTTGGCGTCAGTAGTCCCCGCTGTCGAGATAGACGATCTGTTCTTTGTCGTGGGGTGCGGATCGCACGACCTGGATTCCGTTCGTGCTGATCTTCCGCTCGGTCAGGTCGAACTTGACCATTGCCAGCGCGCGGGCTTCGGACTCCGCGATGACGATCGACTTCCCGCCCAGCCACATGCCGTCGAAGGTGATCTCGTAGACATTCATTGGCGCGACTCTCGCGGCAGCCGGGCGGCGCTCGCCAGCGTCTGGATCCACGCCGGGATCGAGGAGTCCTTGGTCAGGGCGTGGATGAACAGATCGTGGTTATGGATGTCAGCCTTCGGGATCACGGCGTAGCCGTGTGTCTCCAGGATCTTGATCACGTCGCAGAGGGGATACCCGTAGACAGTTTTTCGGTGCTCGCCGTTTCTCATAGCTTTACGATGTCTCCGTTGCATTTGATGGTGAGCCACTCGTAGGGCTCCGCGAAGTAGGGATGGTCGTAGTAGAGCTTGCCGCACACGTTGCAGACGACATCACCGCCCGCGCGGTACATGTCGCCGGCCTCGATGCGCGCGAGCTGCTCGGCGGTCGGAACCGGTCGAGGTCGAAAGGGCATTCAGGCCTCCAGGTTCTTGACCAGCTCCCGCACGTCGACGGGGGCCTTCTTCGTGCGAACAGGGCCATCGCCGCGGTCGCCGGCAGCGCGCCGCCGCTCGACTTCGTCCATCGCCTTGTTGATCTCGGCGCACAGCTCCTCCTTGGTGGAGGGCTTGTCGCCGGGGGTGATCTTGAAGTTGCGCACCTTGCGGGTCGGATCGTTGAAGAGCCGATTCATCAGTCGCTGTTGCTCCGGCCCCATCAGCGGAACTCCACTGACGGGTGCTTGTGGCCCTCGGTGCAGATGGTGTCGCCGTTCGGACGCTTCTCCATCATGTTGCCGGGCTCCCCGCAGGTCGGGCAGAACCCGAGTCCGAGTCGCTTCTCTCGCTCGGCGAACCACGTCTTGATCTTGTGGTCGAGCTTCGGAGCCGTGGCATGCAGGCGAGAGAGACCGGTACCGATGCCATCCTCCGGCACCACGACCGTCTTACCCTCATCGAGCACCTTCTGGACGACATGCAGATCCTGCAAGACGAGGATCTGGCACTGGATGCTGTCGTCGAAGAAAGCCCCAGGAGCCATGCTGGGCTTCCATTTGGTGACGACGCCGATCGCGTTGGGCTCGCCGCGCATCTGCGCTGCCTGCCCGCCGTAGCCCCGGCGTTCGACGTTGTCGCCGAAGACGTAGAACCTGTCCGGGTTCGCCTTCAGATCTTTGCGGTCGATCCACTTCTGTCTGATGATGGGCATCAGCAACCTGCCTCCGAGCACTCGCGGGCGATTTCAGCGGCGACGGCATCGAAGTCGATGTCGAGCGAACCGCTGACGGTGATGTTGACCTCCGGCTCGATCTCGCCGGGGACGATGATTGGCTCCTTGCGGAGCATGCTGACGACCAACGGCCAGCTCGGCGCGTCCTTCGAGCGGATCGGAGCCGGCACGACCTCGCGCCAGGTGGGCCAGTGCAGCCAATTCGTCTTCGACGACGGCTCCAGCAGGCCTGCCCAATCCGGGATCTCTTCCGGCCGCAGCAGCCCAGGTGGCGTGACGAAGTAGAACTGGTCGGAGAACAGCCGCGCGCCGCGCTGCTTGAGCGGCTGCTTCACGTCCTTCTGGAAGTCGGAGCGCGAGACCTTGATCTCGTAGCTCGTGGCAGGACAGCCCTTCGTGGCTGCGGCTTCGATGACCCACAGGTCGATCGAGCGGTCTGCACCGCCCGCGTACCCGCACCCGATCCGCAGTTCCTGGCGCGCGACGGCGCCAGGCTTGTGTCTGCGGAGGAGTCCATCCCGAAGCATTTCGGTTGTGAACTTCACTGCGGGCTCCTTATGACGGTGAGACCCAGGCGCGGATGCGGCTGCGGGAATAGACCGCCTCGCGCACTCGACCGCCGTGGTTGCCGCTGATGACGATTGGGTCACCCTTGGCAGTGAATCCGGAGACGACTCCGACGTGTCCGCCGCCGCGGCGGCCCATGGTCACGACTGCTCCAACCTGCGGGGCGATGCGCTGGTGCTTCTCCCAGGAGAGGGCGCGGTCATCGACGTCTTGGGCGCCCGTGACCTTGCGGAGGAACGCCGAGCACCAGAGGGTGCTGCGAACGCCCACCTGGTGAGCGGTCTCGCCGACGAACTGGCGGGCGCGGTCGACGACGCCGACCCCTGCGCTGATGCCGCTCTGAAGGTCGCCGAAGAACGAGTGCTCCTGGGGAGCTGTGACGTTGATCTTGGCCACGCGAGCGTGGTGGTGATGGTGGTGATGATGCCTTGGACGTGCTTCAGCGGCCGAAAAAGACAAAGCGATGATCGCGGCGCCGACGAGCGCCGTGCTCAGGGTTTTCATTTTTGGTAGCTCCGTTTGAGGTAAATCAGACCGCCGAGTTGCGGGCAGCGATCCGTTGGCGGTCGGCTTCGACCGCGGCGTAGGTGGGCAGGCGGGTCCATTCGTCACCACGTTCGATGGCGAAGGCCTCCTGCACACGGCTGATGAAGAAGCGCGCAGCCTCCTCACCCATGTCTGCGAGGACGTTGCCCCCGCAGACCATTCGGAATTTGATGACGGGCTGCTCGCCCTCGCGTTCGACCTTGGTCGCGGCGAAGCCGATCGGGCCTGCTCTGACGACAGTGATGTTCGTGATCTTGGCGGTGATGTTCTCGGTCATGCTGCGATCTCCTGCTGCGGGTTAAACTTCGAGGTTTCGTTGCCCCAGGAGTCCCAGCCGGGACGCTGCTCGCGGCTGAAGATGTCGGCCTTCGGATAAGGGCCAGCCATCTTCTCGGCCTCGACGTAGCCCTCGTCGGGCTTGCGCGAGTGCTCGCGGCGCGGGGAGAGGATTGCAGAGCGGATGTTGCGCGCGTGGATCTTCGGCTTGCCGACCTTCCCGATCAGGAAGGGTTCATGGCAGTTGCGGAGCGCGTAGCCGGTACCGAAGGTCGGCTTGCTGCCGTCCTTCACCATCTTCACCCAGACACCCATGGTGACGAAGGAGACGCCCCACTTGTCGAAGCAGGCGCGTGCCTGGTCGTACATCGGCGCGGTGGCGTAGAGCCAAACCCACATGCCGTCGCGATGCGCGAGATCAGCGATCGGCATCGCGTAGATGTCGTCGATGGTCATCGTGTCGTAGTGCTGCTCGGCGGACTTGCCTTTGCCCTTGGCCGAGTAGGTCTTGAACGCCCACGGCGGATCGATCTTGGCGAGGCCGTAGTGTCTGCGCTTCAGTGGGTGGAGTGCGAAGTTGTCGTTCATCTGCTCACATTTGCATTCAAGCAAACGACAGGACACACGTATCCCGTCGTCGCGGAGGGTTAGGAGGAGAAGCTGGCTTCCAGTTTGGCGAAGGTCGCGTTGATCCGATCGATGCGGGCAACGTTGCAGTCGTAGCACCACGGACCCCAATGAGTTTTGCGGCACGATGCCTTGCATCCGGCACAGCTCACCAGCTTTCCGGTCTTGTAGTTCTCGCGATCACGCCACGGGTCGATCGGGCGCTCCTTCTTTGCCTTCAGGTTCTTGTCGGATGGAAACATGTTCAGCGCGGCCTCACTTTGATCTCGTCGTACTTGGCGATGCCGGCGGCGGTGATGCGCCACTGCTTGCCGTAGCTCGGGTGCTGCTCCTTCTCGAAGTAGCCGAGGCCGGCGAGCTTCTCGGTAGTCTTGGGGTGGAAGAGGCCCCATCCGCCAGGGCGGGTAGCGGCATCTCGCAGTGCGTCCATCTCTCGCTTGTTCATCGCGGGGTCACCGTCATCTCGATCTCGCGGCCCACGTAGAAGGCGCGCTTGTTCCGGTCGGTCATCGGAACGTTCACAAGGATGCTCATGCAGGGCTGCCAATCAGCGGCCCCGACCGCCTTGCCCTGAGCTGTGACGGCCAGCTTGTCGCCCCTGTCGCTTACTTCGAGTACGTGTGCATTGATCTTCAAAACGGTATTCTCCGGGTCCGATGGGTATGGGCTTGGTCTTCTCGAAGCAGGTCATGTCGATGCCCTGCCTCTCAGCTTCGTCGTAGAGCGACGGCGAGATGAAGATCGGCGTCACGTCTTCTCCGCCTTGCGGGCGTGGTCGACGCCAGCGAGGAAAGCGTCCATCACAGCCCAGCCGTGCCAGAGCGGAGCAGGGCCGTTCCAGGCATCAGCACGAGGCTTGAGCGAACGACGGAACTCGTCTCCTGCCAGCAGGTCTTCGATGGGTCTGTCCTTAACTTCCATTCTTCGCTCGCCACTCTTTCGCTTCAGCGGTCAGCCGCTTGTCGATGATCTCGTCGTCGTTCTTCGCCATGATCGCCTGAACGAGCACGCCGTCTGGCAGGGTGGACTGGCACGGCTGCTTCTTGTCGGGACGCTTGCAGGAGGGTTGCGTCAGCTTCTCCCGCACCACGAACATCTCGCGGTCAGGTCCGAAGCGCTCGACCAGACCATCCTTGTTGAGGCGGCCCTCGCGATCACACTTCGAACATTTCACGCGGACATAAGGCAGCGGCCACTCGCCGAGCTTCATGCTGCCTCCTCGGGTTCGATCAGTTCCCAGGCAACGCCGGCTTCGTCGTAGATGCGGGCGGCATCGGCGACAGACTGAGCCCAGCGCTCCTTCAGATGGTCGGGGAGCTGCGGCGCAACGGCACGCTTGATGCCGGACTGCGTGACCAGCAGGGAGCAGTTTTTGCAGGTGATGAACGGCCAGGTGTAGAGGGTGTAGCCGTGCAGAGGCTCGCGCGCCGTGAGGATGGCGTTGATCTCGCCATGGACGACCAAGCCGTACTTGACCTCGCGGTTGTTCAGCCGCTCCTCGGTGTCGGCGATCCCCCGGGGGAATCCGTTGTAGCCGAAAGACGCCATGGTCCGGTCGGGGCGCACGATGACGGCACCGACTTTAGTCGAAGGATCCTTCGAGGCTGTGGAGACCGCCTCGGCCACGGTGAGGAAGTAGCGGTCCCAGAAGACCTGAGGGCGCCGATCGAGGTCCGGCTCCGATAGGAATGATGTCAAACGTGCGATGATACCGGAGTTTGCAACTCGGGTTCGCAAAGCGTCAGTGCTGTTGACCAATCCGAGGCCGCTCAGAAACGCGGAAACACGCGGAAACACTGAAGGAAGCTGGGCTCTGGAACCGGCTGACAATCGACACTCCATTTGCTTTGTGCCGTTTGCATTAAGGCAAATCACGAGTCTTGGCAAGGGGGTTGCCTTACTTTGTTCACCCCTGAACATTTATTCAGATGTAACCAGAAGCCCGGGATTTTCCGGGCTTTTGTTCCTAATTTGGGGTAAACGCATCCGTGGTTCTACGGACAATTGTGGCGCTTGTGTTTCAATGCAAATGCCGTTAGCAGTCTGCGAGCGGAGGCGGGCCTTTGGTAGGCCAGCGAACGAGAAAATTAGAAAATGAAAACGTCCATCAACTACCGCTCTTACGTCGTGAGTCACGACGGGAGCGCCTACAATGCCATTGCAGCTGACGGGGAGCCGTTCCAACTCAGATCCAAGAACATACTGCGTGTCACCAGGGCCATCGACGCTCTCTGGAATGCCCTTGAGGGAAAGATCCCCCTCCCGGCCTGGTTCTTGATGGCCACGGACGTTATCGACATCGACGCCGCCACCTGCGAAGCCATGCTGGTCGTCGACCAGCCAGCCGCAGCCACCACCCGTCAGCTCGTGCCGTGCGTCGTCCCGGCCAAAGCAGTCGCCTGAGGTGGTCGCCATGACAACCATTTACCGCAACTATGAAGTCGCGAAGCTCAATGACACCTTCGTTGGCCAATCCGATGACGACGACAGCTTGCTGATCTCCCGCAGCCACGCGCGGCTGATGCAGGCAATCGACCAGATGTGGGACTGCCTCGACCGCGGCGGGTCGCCAACCTGGTTCAGCGGCAGCAGCGCAATCGACTTGGACATTGTAAACCTCGACGCAACAGGTGGCCCGGAATCAGTTCCATCGGAGACCGATCCACCTAAGATGCCGTGGCTCGTGCCTCACTGGCTGTTCGGCTTCGCTGCTCTCGGCGTGTCCGCACCAGTCGCCTTCGCGATGGACTTCCTTAAGATCGACGCAAGGATCGACGTGATGTTGACCCTCGCGGTCTGCGCCGTCGCCCTGGCGTTCGGACGGAGCTACGCGCTGGTCGCCGCTGGGATCTCTGGCTTCATCGTCAACTTCTTCGCAGTTGAGCCGTGGTACGTCTTCAGCATGCCGACTGGCAGCGAGGTCGTTAACATCTTGATCAACTTCGCTGCTGCCTGGGTGATCCCGATGCTCGTCAAGGAAGAAGAGCGCCTTCGACAGTGGCTGGGATGATCCCGTACGCGAGGCACCGCGTCGCCATGTCAGCGGTGCCCGTCCCACCAGGACATTTGATTGCGAACTGCGGGCGACCTTCCCGCAGCATCTGCTCGTTGCGGACGTGGCCGGCGAGAGCGTCGTAGAGCTTGCCACGCTTGTTCCGACGAACGACCGCGCCGGGCCGCTCGATGTTGTCCCAGTCAGCCGGGTAGGGATCAACCGTGACATTGCGCTCGTCAGCCCATTCCTGAGCCAGCCTGTCAGCGCCAGACGCCTCGCCCTCAACGATGCATGTGATCCGCCTGAACGCATGGACGGCATCGAGAGCGCGATACAGCGTGCTTCTGTCGTCATAATTCCGGCCACCGAACACGAGCACCCGGAAGTTCGCCTTCAGCCAGATCGAGTCGCCGTGGCAGTGGTGCGGCGCGCAGTAGCAGGTCAGATCCTTGCCGGCGAGATCTGACACGTCGAGCTGCGGCAGCACCTCGCATTCGAAGCGGCGGCAGACCTGATCCCGATCGCCATCCTTGCCGATGACAAACGGATTGCCCCAGTGCGAGCCGCGGCCGATGTAGACGTTACCACGGGGAGCGTCCCCGTGGTGGATGTTGTAGACTCGAGGTGCAGGCATCAGTGCTTCTTTCCGAGCGTGACCGTCTTCTTGAACTCGACCGCGTCCCACTCGCCCAGTTTCTTCTCGCATTTCGGACACGCGACCCAGTCGTCAGCATTTGGCTGCATCTTTGTTCCGCAATTCCCGCAGGTGATCTCGATCGACCCATTCCGGATCAGGCCCGCGTACTGCGACCTGTCCATCTTCATCATCTTGGCCATGATCAGCGCTTCATGTCGCAGTCGTGGTTAATCCCGTTCAGTTCGAAGTCGGCAACGCCCTGGGTGGCGGTGCAGAAATCGAATCCGACTCCGTCCTTCTCGGCGTGCCAGCCATACCTACCGCAGTCCTCCTTGACCTTGATGCTGTAGGTGACGCCCTTCCAGGTCAGGGTGTTCTTCGTCTCGTCGATCTTCACCGGCAACCTGCGGCCCTGATCCTTGCACATGTAGGTGTAGGAGGGGTCTGCATTGGCCCGAGTAATGCCAAGAGCGAGGGCGATCAGCAGCAGTTTCTTCATTGTTAAGCTCCAAGTTCATTCTTCATCCAGCTGAGCTGCTCGCCCATCTGAAGTCCCTGCATCGGGATTTTGACGTTCTGAAATCGTGTCCGTAGTTGCGTCAAGAGGAACTCGCGATATCTCTCGCCCGCCAACACGAAGGCGTGGTCACCGCGGAGGCCCAGCTCTTCCATCTGCCCTTCGACTCGGGATGCCCAGCCCCTGCGGTCCTTGATCCCCATGCGGTTGAGCGTCGTCTCGTAGGGGTCGACCAACGTGCTTGGCGACAGCAGTCCGTGCTCGGCCGACAGGATGAACCAGCGCTCCGAGTTGCGGCGAGCCCACTCCCTCGCCATCCGGAACCACGGCGAGATGTAGAGGTGCTCGGCCAGCTCCGGCGTCGTCGACTTGGTCTTGACGCAGGAGACGAATGCTACCCGGTTCATGCTGCCACTCCCGCCCAGTGGCCGACGAGCTGATCGAAATTCCAGTTGGTGATCGGGCCCACCTGGCTCGGCTTCACGCGGTTCGCCCGCATCCAGCTGTAGGCTGCGCCCTCGGCAAAGGTCGTCACGCGGACGCCGAATCCGCTGGACCTGATCTCGTGCGCCGAACCCAGCATGAACTGACGGGCGGGGGTGAGGTGATCCCAGCCATCAGCGAGGCGCTGGCACATGGCGTCGAAGTCGTGGTCCGACATGAACGAGTGGTCGTGCCGGTAGTAGAGCAGGGAGGCGACGACCGCCTGCCGGGCCCAAAGGTCCAGCTTGGGGTCAGCCTTCGGGGCCGGCGCCAGGTCGGCGAACAGGTCCAACGTCTCGCTCATTTCGACTCCATCCTCAGCAACGCTTCACGGTGCGGCATCACGTTGGGGCCAGTCCACAGAACGAACTGGCCCCAACGCTTCCCGCTCAAGCCCCAAAGGGGTTTGGCATCATCCGCATCGAGCGCTTCCAGCTCGCGACGGCGTCCTTGGCTGCCTTCGGAGCGGCGGCGCCGAGTTGCGTTACGGCTTCCTCCAGCTCCTTCCAGTCGGCCACAGTGTTGGCCCAGGCCCGCTCGGTCAGGCGGGCGACGGCGGCGTGCAGGTCGGAGTTACCGCGCCGGCTGGCGGGCTTCGTCTTCTTGGCCATCAGCGGAACTCCTTGCAGTAGTCCCCGCTGGCGAAGGTCCCAGCCGGGCAGGGGGCACCCTTGATCTTGGGGTAGGCGCGGGGGGTGTCCTGGTGGAGCGCCTCGCACTTGCTGCCCAGGCCGACGTACCCGGACGGGCAGGTCCCTTGGCGCTGGAGGCGCTCCAGGCCGTCTCGGCTGGGGGTCGGATAAGGCGTCTCCGAGAGAGCGATGGATGGCATAAGAGCAACTACAGCGAGCGTAAGAAAACGGCAGACTTTCATCATGATTTGATGTCCTCGGGGTGAACGGGTGGAGAACAGACTGCACACCGATTGCACACTTTTGCACATCGGTTCACGTTCTGTGCTTGGTATTGGACGGTATTCGGAGCCCCGTGGTATGCCACGAAGTTTCGAAATCCGTATGTTATTTCAGGGGGTTAGAATGGTGGGCGCAGTAGGGATCGAACCTACGACCTCTCCCGTGTGAAGGCACGGGTCCAACTCATTTGACCCTATGAAACAAGGGGGCTTTTGATCTTCTCGTCATCGCTGCACACATTTTGCACACTCCACTTTTTCAGGCCAACTTGGCCATCTTGGCCTTCTTCTCCTTGGTCAGAGGCTTCAGCCGATCCGACTCGTAGCGAAGAGGCTCGCTCATCCAGGGCATACTCGCCCAGGCCTTGAAGGTCGGCAGGGTGTTGATCGCCTTGATCAGGGCGGCCCGCGGGACCTCGGTGTACTTGTGGCTCATGTCGTCGACGACGTGGCCCAAGATCTGGTCCTTGACGTACTCGTGGACGCCATTGACCACGAGCTGGGTCGAGACCGTATGGCGTGCCGTGTAGGGCGCGATGTCGAGGATGCCGGTGCGGCTGCGGGCGTTCTTGATGCCCTTCTTCATCTGGCCGCCATTGCCCTCCACGACCGTCCAGGGCTCTCCCTCCCACGTCCTGACAAGCCGGGTGCCGTCCTTCCGCTTGAGCAGCCCCTTCATCAGCGGGACCAGGAACTCGTGCAGCGGCACGCCGCGGGGCTCGCCCGTCTTGGACGACGGCAGGGTAATCCACCGGTTCGCGACGTTGACCTGCTCCCGGTCCATCAGGAACAGCTCGATCGGCCGCATCCCCGTGTAGAACAGGATGGTCATAACGATGGCGTTGGCCGGCGACATGGCGCACACGAACGGGCAGGCCCGGTCGTAGGTCGTCGGGAAGCTGCCGACCCGACGCTTCTTGACGGCGAAGGAGCGGGTGCCCTTGGGCTTCTTCGGACGCTTCCACTTCCGGAAATCCGCCCACTCGTTGCCGACCGCGTGGTTCCAAACGGCAATGAACGGGGTGTAGACCTGGCGGTTCAGGGTGTCGGGCTGGACATTCGGCAGCAGTTCGAGCGCGACCTTATCGAGCACCGCCTGGGTTATGGACCTGAGCTTCACGCCCTCCAGCTTCCCGGCAATCCCGGTCATCTTGTCCGTCTGTTCATCGTACTGGCCGAGAAAGCGCGTCGAACCGCCCGCCTCGATGTAGGACGACGCTGCCTGGTCGAAGGTCACCACGGACTTCTTGCCGTGGACCGCCTCTGACAGCAGCTCGCTCTCCATCTTTATGCGGATTTTTTCCGCGGTGGCTTTGTCAGTAGTTTTCGCAGATTTGAAGACCTTACAGCCTTCGCTGTCGGTGCCGCGGATGACGTAGTTCGATCCAGGTGAACGTTGGTAGAGGTAGAGGCGCATCTCATGGATTCCCAAATTGCCATCAGGTCCGCGTCCGAGAAACGGTAGACGCGGCCCTTCTTGCTGTAGAAGTTGGTGCCGGCGATCAGGTCAGTGAGCGACTGTCTGCTGATCCTCAGCTTGGCGCAGACCTCGTCAAAGGTATAGATCTGGCCAAGCTTCTTATTGTCGTTCGCGGGGTCAGGCATCCGCCTTGTCCTCGGGCTTCGCATAGAAGCCGGTCGGCGGGCGGCCGACAACCCAATCCGTCTTGCGATCGGTGAAGCTGACCGGCCGATGGCGCCAGGTACCGCGCAGATTGGCGTCGCCGAAGATGTTCATTTCGACCTCCCAATCGTCGCCGTACGTGGTCACGTCGTGCCACTCCTCAGGCGTCTCCGGAACGTAGTCGTCAGGACGGAACAGCCAGGCCTTGTGCTCACTCATTTCTTGCTCCCGAAAACGGACTCCACGGTATGCTGCTCCGGCTTCTCCGCAGACCGGAACACCTTGATGCCGCCCTTGCGCTTGTAGCCCTTCATCTCGAAGCTTTGGACAGCGCGAGCACGGTTCAGCTTGG